AATATGTCATAGTACTCTTTGTCTGTAATGAATGACTGAATTTTGATGTCTATTATTTTTCCATCTGAAGATCGAAAAAGCATAATAAGATAAAATATGTTAAATATGTTAAATGATAATACTAGTTTATATTTAGTCGTACTATATTTTTAAATTGTTGTAATAAATATTTAGTAGTATATTATTCGTTTATTCATAAAACATAATTAATCTTTTATATATATAATATAATATAGAGATAAATGTCTGATTCTGTATTTAAGTTTAAAAAAGTAATAAATTCGTTACCAACAATTACCAGGTATATTTTAATAGCATCTTTTGCTGCTATTTTAATTGGATGTGCTTATTATATTTATAAAACATACATCGTTCCACAGTCTGACCGTTCACTTCTTGAAGGCTATGCGAGTGGTATGAATATAAGGAATGATCATCCAAACCAGGAAGTAGTAACTCTATACTTTTTCGGTGTCGAGTGGTGCCCTCATTGCAAACACGCCAAACCTGAATGGGATTCTTTTGTAAAAGATAATGAAGGCAAGAGCTTTAATGGTAAGAAAGTAAACTTTGTAAACGTAGATTGTGATAAAGATGCTGCTCTTGCTGACAAATATGATGTGTCAGGTTATCCTACAATTAAGTTAGACACTGGTTCGGATGTGATCGAGTTTAAGTCAAAACCTGAGAAAGATGCTCTTACACAATTTTTAAATAGTTCTCTTTAATACTATAATATAAACTGTATCATAATGATTATTTATATAAATACAAGTACTATATGTCTTGTATTTATTTGTAAGATGATAGTATAATTTTATATATTTTTGAAGTAGTTTTCTATTATTTAATTATGGGATTGAATTTCGATTAATCTCACGCATCTGTAACACCTCATTGTTTTATAGGTCATCGTTATTAGACTCAGCTGATAAAGAGTTGCGATGTGAAATGAAAGATTCATAAAGTTCTTCGGCACTTTTTATTCCATACGTTATTAGGGTATTGCGATGTTCTGAAGAAAAAGGTACTTGTTCCCATAATTCGTATGTTGGAAAAATATTCATATTACATACTACTTCATATGGTATTTTTTCTAGTACGAGTTCATCGTTTACGCGATTAAAAATATTTAAAATAATTTTCTCCAAAAAATCAATAACACTGGAATCATTTGTGATAAAGCCATCATTAATATCAGATGACTGATATTTTTTAATACCTAATATTTCTTCATGTTTACATCCTGTTTCTTCTAAACAAATATTAACAGCATAGTTACTAAAAATACCCCCATCAATGTAACATTTGTCATCAACTATAACGGGTGTAAAAATAATGGGAAAGGCTGATGTCATACATAAGGCAGTAATTAGTTCAAGGTCAGGGTATGTTTTATGAGATATAATACTTCTATTAAAATGGTTTGCATCACATGTGATAAAGTTAAGCTCTATACCATTATATTCATAAAACTCTTTCATAGTTACGGATGATTCTAATCCTTTTGCATCTAATAAAATAGAATACTTTTTTAAAAAAATAGAATAAGGATTTATTAGACCCTTGTTGTTATATAGTTCGAGTACATTTTCAATACCGATTTCTTCGAATAATTTTTCCCATGGTCTTTTTACAATATACTCATTAATATATTCATATTCGTATTTTAGAGATAAGTATACTGCTACCAAAGCTCCTATAGATGTTGCATATATAGATTTAATATTTTTTATATTCCAGAATTCTTTGTCATGTAAATATTTTAAAGCACCGAATGCAGATAAACCGAAAGGGCCTCCGCCACCTATAACTAAATGCTTAACGGTCATTTTAATATAATAATAAATTTTAATTATTATATTAACACAATAGGATTAATTATATATATTTTTTTCTACTAATGATTTAAGAGTTATAGTTTTAGTTATATTCTATGGATGAATTGTTTCGAACTAAAGAAGATAGCGACAAAATAAAAAAAATAAATTTAGAAGAGTTATATGATAAGAAGAAAACGTATGATTTATCAAAACTGTCGATATATAATAAAATACTAAATAGGATTCATGAAAAAATAAAAATAACGTCTCGCCAAAAGTTAGATACACAGTTTTGTTGGTATGTTATTCCAGAAATTATGTTAGGTGTTGCATCATATGACCGCGTATCATGTATTAGTTATATTTTAGAAGAGCTTACGAACAATGGTTTTGTTGTTAGGTATACGCACCCAAACCTGATATTTATTTCTTGGAAGCATTACATACCGTCATATGTGAGAACAGAGTTTAAAAAAAAGACAGGTATTATCATCGACGAGCACGGTAATCGCGTAGACGAGTTAGATGAGTACGGTAATCCGGTACCACAATCTCAAGCAATGCATACGCCCTTAAGTGGTAATACGTTAGACCCATTTAATATGGGATTGACACGTAAAATAAATTCTAAAAATACATCCGACAACACAACGAATAAAAAGGAGTTTAAGCCGATTAACGACTATAAACCAACCGGCAATTTGATATATGGGAAAGAGTTTTTCAAAAAAATAGAGGACAAGTTTTCATAAATATTTGCTGCAATTCTTTTGCCGCCAATATTTCGAGGAAATGGAGCAGAATCGTTTGCGACCACATTTTCAAAAGATGTCCACAAAAGTTGCAAAGTCATTTGTTAAAAAGTCTACTTCCACAAAAGGGAGATGTTTTGTATATTTTCCATAAATACCTTGAAATACCCCGAAATATTCATGTTTTTTATTTCGCAGCATTATGGTCGCCACGTGACCACGTCTTTATTAAAATATCAAAGCAAAAAGGTAACCCCGCAAAATTGGGAGGGCGGACGCCGAAAAAGTGATGATGTATGAAAATTTCAACTCTCGAGGTCCCTTTTTGAAAAATGGACATTTATAAATGTCCAATTTTGAAAACCGGGGGTAGACTTTTGAAAAAAGCAATGCATTCATCACTCAGAGCATAATGCTCTAAAACGTGTTTTTAAGTTGAATATTTTGTTACCATAACTTTTTAGACATTTTTACATATTATATGAAAAAGGTTTAGGCATTTTTTATGTTACTCTATATATATGCGAAATGGATAACCAAAAAAATGCCGAAAAATGCCTGATTTTTGTATGCGAAAAATGTGACTTTAAATGCTCTAAACAATCTAATTATAAATTACACGTCGACACCAACAAGCATAAAAGAGTAACCGAGAGTAACAAAAAAATGCCGATCAAAGAAGAGAAAACTTTTAGCTGTGTATGTGGTAACAGTTATAAGTATAGACCAGGACTCGCAAAGCATAAAAGAATATGTAGTGAGGTAAATAAGTCTCAAGCATCCTCAATTGACGCATTAACTGATGATATAATATGCAGTGATAATAAGGTAGTTATAACAAAAGATATGTTTATGGAGTTGGTAAATGATAATAAAGAAATGATTAAAATAATAAAAGGACAACAGGAACAAATTAATAATATAATACCGAAAATAGGTAATACGACTAATAATACTACTAATAATAATACAACAATGAATAATAATTTTAATTTGAATGTATTTCTTAATGAACAATGCAAAGATGCTTTAAACATATCGGATTTTATAGACTCGTTAAAAATAACATTGGAAGATTTACTATTTTCAAAAACGAACGGTATTTCTCGCGGGATAGCGGATGTTATGATAAAGGGTTTAAAAGAGTTAGATGTTTATAAACGTCCGATTCATTGTACAGATATAAAACGTGATATAATGTATATTAAAAACGAAGATAAATGGTTGAAAGACGATAACCATGAGATTATGAAAAATACAATTGTAAAAATAGCTGATAAGGAGCGAACGGCATTACAACAGTGGGCGATAGATAATCCAGATTGGATAGAAACAGAAGTAAAACAAATTGAATATTTGACAATGATGCGCTCAATATGTGAACCAATCGAAAACTATAACAACTATGAAAAGAAAATAATAAAAAATCTTGGTAAAGAAATACAAGTAGATAAAAAGGGTTAGCTACGCATTTAGATTATTTGTTTTTTGTTTTGTTTGTTATTTGTTATTTGTTTGTTATTTATTATGTAACAAACAAATATTAGTTATTTATAACATTTTTACTAGGTTATTTACTAGTTAAACGCGCTTATGATCAATATGTGCTTTTAGTACATCAGCGGCGCAATGTGTATTTGGTGTAGAAAGTTTAGCATTATTTTTTTCGCTTTGGGTCTTGAATGCTCCTGCGACTCGTGACATGAGAGTATCGAAAGATTGTTCATTTTCTTTTGACCACATGATATTCTTTTTAAGATTTTTAGCAATATCAATAATATCTGAATATTCTCTCCACAGCGTATTACTTTTTTTTACTATATGTTCGTATTCAGAACTCATAATGCCTAATTTTTTAAGTTCTTTATCATACTTTTGAGTATCGTTAGAAACTTGTTTATTATATTTGTCATAGTGATCGAGGAATGCTTTCGCTAAGAGAGTTGCTGATTTATCTGTTAAAGCTTTAACATCATCGAGTATTGAAAGAAGACCCTTTTTATCTTCACCTTCAACTATAGTAGCGTGAATATCATTTTTAATACCACCTACATGAGCTTTAATATTATCGAGTGAGTATAAGAACTTTGGTTTAAATTTTCTAAGTCGTGCTAAGTATTCAGATTCTTGTGCAAGAACGCTATGATGTTTGTGCAAAGTGACATTCAATACATTTATTTGTTCAAGTATTTTTTGTGAATTTTTTAAAACGAATAAGTAACTCTTATAACTTTTTGATGATTTACGTTCTGCGTCTTTTAGTATTTTTTCACCTTTATTAGCTTCCTCTATTTGTTTTTGCTTGATATCATCTATCATTTTTTTGAATTTTGCATATAGCTCGTTCATTTTAGACTTAGTAGTATCGGATATTTCTGCAACCTGTTTTTTAATCTTTTTAGTTGAGGTTGTAGGTAATACTTCGGGTTTGCATACTTGCTGTTGACTATGGCTACTAGAACTAGAACCTGACACGACAACTGTTGAAGGTGTTGAACTAACAGATGAAACAACCACAGGTTTGGGTAATGGTACTGCTGCAGGTGTTGCTCTGGGTGTTGCTCTGGGTTTTGGTATGAATACCGGCGCGGATACTCTTGCTGCAGTTGGCGTTATTGTTCTTGCTACAGATGGTGTAGGAATTGTATTGCGCGTTTGAACACCATTTTCACAATCTTTGGTGAAGTAGCATTCGGTACCACGAGGCTTCCATGAAAGCTGCCACTTAGAAAGAGGAGAAGCTGGGCCATTATAACCCGACATTTCCCATTTATTAGCACCATAGTTTACGTTCATTATTTCTCCATTAGGATTCTTAAAGTCAGCGGTGTTCTTTACTTCGTCAGCATTTCCACAAATACCCTGCATTTTTCCAAAAAAGGAAGTAGGAACATTTGTTTCAAGAACACCACAGTAACCGCCCGAAATAACAACAGAGAAACCGTTAGGTGTTGTAACTTTCAAACTAGTGGGGGCGATACTAGAACCTCTCCATTCGATAACTTGTTTTCCGTAATGAATTTTAACACCACCGAAAGTAAGAGTCATGTCTTCAGGAAGGTCTATTTCTTTACCATTGACGTGGACTTTTGCGAAATTGGATACATCAACTTCGATGTTCATTTGTTTGTAATGAATAACGGCGCCAGTCATACAAGAAGGTACACCAGGTTTATTGATACCATTTTTGCGCATTTTTTCCTGAATCTCAAACACATTGTCGGGGGTACGTGCAACAGTGTAAATACCGGGTTCTTGTATATGAAACAACACACCGTCGTAGTTAGTAACATGAGGGTCACCAGATGCTACACAAAAACGTTTATTGGGGTTTTCTGCTTCTTTTGACAAAAATTCCTCCGCGGCGATAGCACTCTCTTTTGCGATAGACTTGCTTTTAGTAACACGTATATCTTCAATGCACCCATTGTAAATATCTTGTTTGTTCTCAATGCCTAGTGACTGACAAAATTTTATAGCTTCTTGACCTTCGGTTGTAACAGCCCATGAAGCGAGAGCATCCTCAAATTTCTTAGCAATTTGTTTTGTTTTCGCTGATAATTTGGAATTTAATGATGCATATTTATTTGAAGTTAGTTTAACCAAAGATTTACTTGAAGGTTTGGGTGCAGACATTGACAATACATTATTGTGCGGTTTTATCGAAGAAGCCGTACCCTTTGTATCAACGCTTTTAGATGATTTATTAGAACCAAGTATATTACCGCAAACTTTATTTTCAATAGCAGTAAATGTTAATTTCATAGCAGTTTTTGCAACTTCACACCCTATGTCATTACATTTTGAGCTTTTTACACAGGACAAAAATTCTTTATTGCACTGTTTTCCTCTACTACTAGGTGTTCCACAACACTGGTCGTGTTGTTTACAGCATGAATCAAGAGAATCTTTTGAAGCAACACCCCATTTACAGTTTGGTCCTTCTGCACCATTGAACTTTTCACCTCCGCAATAGTTAGGTCCGCAATAGTTTCCGTAGATTTTAACTCCTTTTACCTTAGGTATAACTTTTTTGACTACATCTTTTACCTTGGGGGCGACTTTTTTGACTACGTCTTTTACCTTGGGGGCGACTTTTTTGACTACGTCTTTTACCTTGGGGGCAACTTTTTTGACTACGTCTTTTACCTTGGGGGCAACTTTTTTGAC